CGTGGTGCGTGCAAGTCACAACCCCAGCAGCTGGTGGCAGTGGTAGGCATATTTTGGGCAATCCACAAAATGTACTCATTGTACATATTTTGCAGCCGCACCCTTTTTTCTGCCAACACCTCCCCATCTAGTAAGGTATATTGATTAACCCGCCCACTTTCCAGCACGGCACTTATCAGCTTTACCGTGGACTTAAATTGTATGCACCGTGCCACCAGATCAAAAAAATCCAAACCATTCATTTCCTGTAAATCACAAATCCAATCCAGGTTGTTACACCCAAAATAACTTTCCAGGGCCAGCCCATAACCGCTGCCATCGCTGGCAAGCATGTTATTATCGTCCACGCTGGCCACCTGGAAACCATAGGCATCAATGTGTTGCATCCAGGCGGGGCGCCCACAGCACCACATCTTGTTATACCTAGGTAGTGTGCCCCCTGGTTCCCATGCAAAGTTATACCGCACATCCGTCATGGCGATTGAATACAGTGGCAGCACCACGGGCGTGCTAAGTTCGTTTCTGGTGAACTTGTTAGCCACTGTATTCAACCCCGATAACGTTTGCGTGCTAAAGGTGGGGTCATTGCTTGTCACCGTCACCGTGGCGGTGCCTGTGGTATTACCCCCCACCCAAATGGCCTTAACCGTCAGGGTCGCATCTTTAAGGCGTTTGCGAGGGCGCACCTGTATGCCAACTTTTGTGTTTACTGTTGAGTAATTGGAAGTGGCATTGGTTTTGGCTATGGTGCCACGCCAGTTTATTACCCTGCTTTCCCTGTTGGCAGCCAGGGCCTGGCGTAAATCCACCTTGAAATCGCGGGTGCCCTGCGTGCGTGCCTCCTGCAACAAATCCCATATATCCGTTTCCGCACAGTTAAGGTTTGCGTAAAGGGCTTCATTAATGGGAAAACCATAATCCCTATCCGTGAGGTAATAACCGCTGTCGGAGGTATTATAGCCGGAGGGCTGGCCACCAGAAAAGCAATTGCAATCCCTGTTGGTCAGCCCTACAATGCTATCAAGGCACGTTAAGGCCATTGCTATGCACGTTTGAATTTGAAAATACCAGTCTCACTGTTGCTGCCGGCAGGTGCCACCCACATGCCACCAAACAGGGTGATTTCCCAGCGGTGAACATGCGTCCTGCGCATCCGGCTCGTATTGGTGTCCTGGCATACACGGTGGTAAAAAACGTTGTAACGCAGGGGGCGCAATACGCCGCCGACATTTACCAGCAGGAACGGATCTTCAACGTAATATTCCCACTTGTTATCCTCCACCTGCATGGGCACCGTGGTCAGTTCGCTGTCCGTGTGATCCCAAAACACATAAGTGCCTTTGCCCACGCCAAAGGTGTTGTCCCCCGACAGGGTGCTGTCCAGGCTCTTATGGTCGGTGTACATGGTGTAGTCGTCGAACCGGATTTGGTCGCGCTCGTCATCGTTAAGGCGGTGGTAGTCACTGTTAACAATGGCGTTGTAAAAGTTGCGCCGCCCGGTGACGTAAAACCATTCATCTACCTCGTTGTTCAGCATCACCGTGTCCAGGTCGGTGAGCGTATCAGGGCTTTGCAAATCCAGCAGCGTATTATTTACGCTAAAGGTGCCCGCTGCAAAGCTGATGCCCGAAGGTAGGGAGCCGTCAGCGTTGTACGTGGTTTTGTTGTCGTTCAGGAAGTTGATGAACTTCGTGTTCAGGGCCTTCCGGATTGCCAGCATGCCTGCCGCCTGCCTTTCGGCAATTAGCGTGGGCACATCAAAAACATTGCCGCAAAGGTCGTCATCCAGCTCCACCACCTTTTGCATGTACATATTATGGGTGTACGTTTTGGCGCTGGTCGTGGGGCCTGCTCCGCTGGTCAGCGTACACCCAGGGGCAAAGCTGGGGGTTGTGCCGTCACCGTTGTAGTCTAACGTCTGGTTGCCCACCGTGGGCCAATAGACGCGATACCCAATACAGTTGCCCACCGCATCAGTTACAGGCATGGTGTTTGCGGAGTGTTCACGCAATAGCGCATCCGCAGTGATGACCTTTGAACGGTATTCATATCGGCTCGGTGTATCCTGACCCGCACCGAACAGGGAAGTTAATCTGGCTTGTGCGTCCAGTAGTGCGGACGCGGAAACATTCGTTGCCATGTTGTAAATGTTTAGTTATTTAATAAATAAAAAAAGCCTGCTGGAAAGCACCAGCAGGCAGAAGTGTGGAAGGTTGTAAGATAGAATTTTATGTGTCCTTTTCGGCTTTGCGCATAAAGTCAGCCATTGCCTCATGTAACTTTGCCTTTTCGGCTGGGTCATTGGTAGCTTTTAGCCTCTCCGTATAATCTTCACGGCTTCGCACTGGTGCGATTCCACCCCCTGCACCTTTGCCCTCACCGCCTTTGCGCTGCGGTGGGGCACCCTGGCTGCCCGTATCATCAAACCCTAATATCCAGTTTTCAGATAACACCTTTTCAAGTGTTAACGGGTTGCTCATGTTGTCGCGCTGTACGTTACCTTCGCTGTCCAGAAAGGTTATTTTTCCCTGGTCATCTACACGGACATTGTCCATGCCGTTAGCTTTCCAGAAAAATTCAACCGCCTGGTCAGCACCTTTAGGGCCAAATACAGCACCTTTATTTTTAAGGTATTCCAGGCTGCGTGCCTTTATCACCTTTTCCGTTTGTTGGCGCTGCGTTTGTGCCCTGTACTGTTCCAATTCCTGTTGCTTGGCGTTATACTTTTCCTGCCATTTATTGGCGGTATCCGTTTCACGCTCATCCAACAGGCTTTTTATTGCAGGGAGCTTTATTAATTCCTCGGCTGTCATTTCTGCGGGGTCGCCCTTTAGCGTCCCTTCCTCAAACTTGGCAGCAAGTTTGTTAAGTGCGTCTTCCACCTTGCCCGTGTCGGGTATGCCCATTTTTTTCAAGACAGGCTTTAGCGCACTTTCCACAGATTCGCCCTTTTCGCGGAACCCTTTTTTAAAATATTGATCCATAAGTTCCTGCCGTTGGGCATTGAACTTTTGCAAAACGAGGTCAGCGTATTGGCGCTCTGCGTCCTCTAATAATTCACCGCCTTCCGTTTGAAGGCTGCCCTTTAATTCCTCGGGGGTAATGCCTGCCAGCTTGGCGGCAAGCTCCCAGGAGATAGATAATTCCATGTGGACAAGTTATTTTGTTTTTGCCCGTGTGGTACGCTTTTTGCGTGCCGTGGGTTTTTTGCTTGTCGTTACCTTATTTTCAGCTTTACTCTCCTTCAACGTTGCAGGTTTTTTCTTTACAATATCCTGCATCGTCCTGGGTGGGGGGGTAGGTGCCCTGTGCGGGGCGGGTGTGACCTCTTGCCAATCATATTTATCGGTGGCTGGGTTTAGTTCCATGTGCAATTTATAGTCCTCAGTGAAAGGCCCATACTTTACGCCCGTTTTCCGATTTATGGCAAGGTAATACCTCATTTCCTGGCTTTTTTAACCACTGTGGGCTTTGCTGGTGGCACAAAGGGTTCCCAGCCGTGTGCCCGCCAGTCTACTTCATTTTTTTTCATCTTAATATCCAGGGCAGGTAATCCATCTTGGTCCTGCCGTGGTTCTACCACCATTGTGCCCTCATTATTGCGCATACCTTTATGGATGCACACCACCTGGTGGCGTGGGTTGCACTGGCTTTGCAGCCATTCAAATTTATCGTTAAGTGTCATGCGCACACATTCTGGTTAACACATTTGCAACAAATAACGGTTTTTTTTGCGAGAAAAACAAAAATGGGTTTATTTATTTTGACCCTCGCAGCCATATAAATTACCATGCACCACCACCGGCTTTGGTTCCGGCATGCAAACGCAGTGGGGCACGCCATCCACAAAATACGTAACCTGTTTGCTGTATGGCGTGGCCACGGTGCGTACAGTTATAAATGTTTCCTCCTTTTGCGGCTTGCAAAAGGGTACTTTAAATATTGGCTTTGCTAACTTCATCGCTATTGTTTTTATCATTAATACGCTGCCTGCGCACCGTGCCACCGTCCACCCACTCAATAACCTTTTCGCCATCATTGCCCAGGTACTCCACGGGGCGGGTTTTCCAGTAGTTAATCATTTCCGTGCTGGCCTGCATCGCTGCATCGCTGTACGCCTGGGGAGTCATGTCTGCCGTACCTCGGGCACCAAGCACACCGAGCAAGTCCATGCCATCAAAAGCCCCAGCGTTAAGGCGTTCCAAAAAGGTTTTGTTCCTGGTGGCCTTATCCCTGCGCACAATATATTCACCGCCCTCGGCCTCCACTAAGACACCGCCATAGGGGTGCCCTGGGCCTACCACCTCACCACCCGTGCCAAACTGGGGCGGGCGTGACAGTTCTACCGCCTGCGTGCGTGCCTGGGCCACCAGCCGGAAAATAAGGGCCAGCCCTGCCAGGGCGGTAAAAATGCCTATTAAACCCTTGCCACTTTCCGCTGCGGTAAGTTTTGCCACAGCCAGCACAATATTACTGGCCTGCTCCAAACTGTTTTGTATCAACCTTTGCCGTGCTGCTTTGCGCTCCAATTCCAGGCGTTCGTTTTCGGCGTTGGCCAAACTTTCGTTTTCCTGCTGCAACTTTTCTTCCAACTTTGCAACGTCATTGGCATACCCTTGCTCCTGCAACCTGCGCTCACGCTCTAGGGCGGTTTCTACTTCATCCACCCGCCCACGTATGGCATCAATCAAGGTATCCTGCTGCTGTATTTGGGCCTCCGTGGCAAGGTTTATGCCGTCCAAAATATTGCCAAAGGCTGCTTCCGTTTGGTCGCCGATAAAAGCCAGCTGCTCATCATTTAGCCCCAAAGCCACTTGCAACTGGTCTTTCAGGCGGTCAAATAATGGCAACTGACTTTCGGCACCTCTTACAACATTTTCCACAGCCTCCTGCCCCAACTTTTCATAATCGGTTTCACGGTCAAAAATGGCTTTTATGGGGTCAAGCTCACCTGTATCGGCTTTGCTGCGCAGCTCATCAACCTGCCGTTTAAATTCAGCCTCAACAGCACCGTAAAGCTGGTTTATCTGTTCGGTAAAACCTTCGGGCACCGCCTGCCCTGCGGTGGTGGCTGCTGCCGTCACTTCATCCCTAAATCTTTCTATTTCGGCAATAGCCAGCTCCCTTTCAGCTTGCAGTCTATCCGTGCCCGTTAATTGCGACAGGCGGGCAGCAGTGAGCCTGCCCTCTAAATCTTCCAACAGTGCGTTATACGCATCGCGCAAAGCCTGCACCCTGGCCAGTTCCTCCCGTTGTATAGCTTGCAGGCGTGCCGCATCCCTGCGCTGCCTGCTGGCTGCCTCCTGCCGGATTCCTGCCAACTGTACCTCCAACTGCCGTTCCTTTTCCACATCCTCAAAAAGGCTATTGCCCAGGGCGTTTTTAGCCCGTATATTTTCCAGTTCCCTTTCTGCCAGTTCCAAACGTTTGCCGGCTAGGTCGTTTTCAATTTCAATGGCCTGTTGCAAATCCCTGCTCCTGGCAGCAGCACCACGGCTGCGGTCTTCACTAGCTAAACGCAGTTCGTCAATTTTGGCCCTCCCTTCCGCTAACTCCACATTTAATTCAGCCTGTGCATCGCGCAAATTTTGCGTTTCCTGTTCCAGGGCAAAAGCCGCTGCACTTTCCGCTGCGATCTCGGCAGTAAGGCCACTAAAGGCAGCTTTGGCCTCCGCAGCAGCCCCCTTAAAATCACGCTGAAATAATTTCACAATTGCAGAACCCAGACTTGCTGCCCTATCCACGAAAACGCTAAAGGTTGCCGAGGCCGCAGCCGTCACACGGTTAACAAAATCAATGCCTGACTGAGTTTTGGTTAGTAGGGCGGTTAGGCTGCCCAGGGCCACCACTATTGCACCGATGCCGGTGGCGGCCAAAGCTACACGGAACAATTTAAAGGCTTTAGTGGCGCCCGTGGTGCCCGCTGTAACGCCCTTTAATAGGCCCGCCTGTGCTTTTAGGCTGGCAGTAAACTTGCCCAGCCCAGGTATCATCCTTTCCAGGGTGTTGGCCAGCCCAGACAGCACGCCAGAAAAGGTGCGCGATTGCTTGGCGGTTTCTTCACTTTCTTCACCCGCCTTAACCACGCTGCGCACATATTCCTTTAACTCGTCGTCGGTTTTATCAATTTCCGTGCCTACATCCTTAAAGGCTTGCACAAATTTATCTTCCAAATCTTCTACACCCGTGACCCCCTGGCCTACCTGCTGCAAAAGGTTATTAAAAGCTTCGTTTACCTGGCTGTCATCTATTTGTATCGGAAATACTATCGGTTCTGCCATCGCTCATATTCTTTTTTGCGTTTATTAATAACGTGCTGCGACCTGCGTAAATCCCTGAAAAATTCATAGCAATTCATTGCCCAGCATTCATGCGGTGAATAACCCAGGGTATGGGCCACGATTCGCGTCTGTTCTTCAATATTTTCAAATATACTTTGCTGCACATCAACCCACTTTTTGCCCCTGCGTTTCACCCAGCCTGCCCAGGGTTCAGCCGAGCCAATAGCTGTGCCCGTGATGTTTCCAATCTTTTTCTCGATTCCATACCCCACAGCAGTACTAAGAAAAAAAAATCTTCCTCATGGATGCCCGCTGCTTCCCAATCCTTTATTTTTTCCTCGGCCAGCTCATCGGTGTGTGCGGCTAAATCTTCACCCTTGCGTACCACAAACAGGCTGGCAGTGTACAGGCTAAAATCGTAATTCCTGTCATTGGTTTGCTCAATAGCCTTTTGCATGTTCAGCACCTTTTCCACAGCCGTAAAAAAACGGGCCTGCCCCTGCGCTACCTTTTCCAGTTCCTGGCGCACTTCCCCCAGTAGCTGCATTTGCTCGGGGAAGGATGCATCAAAGCCCACCACGGAAAGCATTTTTTTCAGCATGGCATACCTGCGCAGCCCGATGCCGTCCTTTGGGCCACGGATGTAATACGTTTGGCCATTGGCCTGAAATTCCGATACCCATTTGCCCGTTTCTGGGTCTACTATGTGCGTGCGTTTATCCCTGTGCCTATATTGCCACCAAGCCAGTGCATCATCGCCCAGATAGGCCAGCGCACCCCGCACCGCTGCGGATTTATCCTTTATGCCGTCCAGGTATTTTTTTACCTCTTGCTCACCCATTTGCCATTATTTTATCACCCAGCAGGTGTGCCCAAAAAATGGACAGGACCACCAGCTGGCAGCCCTGCCCGACCGAAAAAGAGTATAGCCATATAGAAAAAAGCGAATACAGTACAGCCATATTACCTGCAATGCACTTTGCACACAGGTATGTTATTTTTGAAAGCCAGTATTGCAGGGCGTTCCAATCATACGGGTTTTTGCCCGTGGTACGGCACAGCCAGCCCACCACCTTTGGCCAATACGCCAACACCTCGCCATGCTGCGCCAGTGGCCCTGCGATTAAATAACCCAGGGCACCGATAGTGAATGATATTACCAGTTGGTCAAGCATGATATTTCCGTTCCTAGTGTTACATCAGTTAAACAATCCATACTAACATAAACCCTAGCTGTCACATCCAGCGCAAAAAAAGCATAAGGCCAGAAAAAGGCCCATTGCTTGTCCTGGTAACTGTATGCACCAAACACACGGGCGGGGGTATTTTGCACCGTCACAATGCGGGTAACATCCACCCTGCCGGCAATGCCATCAACATCAGTAAACCTGTGTGAACCAGAAATGGCATTAATGGTGGCCAGCTCAAACCTGGTGACGCCCTTAACATCATCCAGGCCCAGCTTTTTCATGTTCATCCAGCATACAAAACGGGCTGTTGTTTGCGATGCTGCTTGGTTTAGCTTTGGCCCCTCCATGGTAATGGTGCTGCCACCCACTTCTTCCCAATACGATACGCTTTTGTATTGGTCGTTTGGCACACACATTTGCCACTTCCCCAGTTCAAAGCATTGTTTTTCTGAAAGGTTGTCGGTAACTGGGAAAGTTTTCTGCACGGCATTATCGCCCACCCCAAAGGTGCTGGTGAGGGGGCGAACAAAACCACCATACCTTTCAATGAAATTCAACCCCGTTATCTGTGATGCTAAAACTTGCTCGATTATCCGTATCATTTAACAGGTTTTTATACAAAATTTCCGCGATGACACCGTGCCCCCCAGCGGTGGCCAGCATGTTAAACTCATTACATAGGGCGGGGTGGGCATCCGCAGGCACCCAGGCCACAGCAGCCTGGCGCAGCATTTCCACATCCGGCAGGTCGTCACCTATGGCTGCGCATGTTGCCGGTTCCACCTTCAATTTACTAAAAATTTCACCCTTTTGCATCACGCCCAGGGCACAGCGCACCCCGTGGCGGTTCGCATAGTGCTTTATTAGCTCCGACTTTGATGCCGAAACAATAATAACCCTGTACAGCTCTGCAAGCTGGCGCAGGGCATAGCTGTCACGGCTGCTTACCGCCAAAAAAACACGGCTGCCACCTTCGCCGACAAACTTTTGCACCGTGCCTATAACGCCATCAAAATCAATTAAAACTGTTTTTATCATATCCGAAGTTTTTAAAGTCATCCGCATAATATGTCCAAACCAAATGGGCTGTTTCCTCGTCGGACACCTTCCTAAAATCCGGTTCCTTTTGTGGGTGCTTGTGCTTGCTATCGTTCACCCGTGGCAAGTCCCAGGGCACCCCCTTCCCCTCTAAAAAAGGGCGCAGCTGGCTTTCCATTTCTTCCACCTTAAACACATTGCCCGTTATCCATTCGCCACCAAAACGCAGGTGCAACGATTGTAAGGCATAGTGCCTATCCTGTGTATGGTATGGCATGCGCACAATAACCCTAACAAAATCACTAAAACTCATATCACAGCGCACCGCAGGCATGTTGCCAAAAACATTAATGTTTACCCCGTCCACCAAATTGGGGCCACCCCTGCCGTCTGCAAACAGCTTTTCCTTCCACACACTGTACAGCCTGGCGTATGGGTTGCGCACCACCGTGAAGCTGGTAAATTTATGGTAATGGCGGGCCTGCGCTGGGTGTATGCTGCAATTCATGTTACGCCAAAACAGGTGGGGGCTGCCCATTTGCCTATCCATTCTGTAACCATAGTGCCTGCCAAACATCGCTTTAAGTGATGAACTTGCGTTTTTAGGTATGAACCAGTAAATCAAACGCCATTTATACAGAACCAGCCCATTTGGGCGCCAATTTCTCATAATCAAACCTTTCAAAATCTTCACGATATGCGTCCTCCACGGCTGCCAGCACCTTTGCGGGCAGCATGCGCGACCAATTACCGTTGTTCGTTTTATTTAAGTGCGGTATCGGCGTTTTAATGCCCACCTCGCTGGCCCAGGCGGCAAATTTGGGCATTTCTTCGGTTTTAAACACCAACATATCAATGGGTGGCAACTGCTGGCATATTGGCTTAAAATGCGCATTAACAGGGTCACCACTTCCCAGCACTTTTACAATGGCCTCCAAAAATTCAGGGAGCCCCATGCCAGTGGTAAATAAATGTTGGTGCCTGCCAAAAATAGGCTCCGTGCCGGCATCCGCTGCCACCGCCTTCACATCCCTGAAAATGGTATTATTGTATAGGCTTAACAACCTGCGCAGCGGGTGGCGCACCACTGTAAAGTGTGTCCAGCTATCATAATAGCCCGCCTGGGTGCCTTCAATAATTTCAAACGGCATTAAATGGATCAAAGAAATGCGTTTGGGCACCGCCATGCCCAGGTGGGCCCCCACCGCAGCCTTTATGCTGGTGCATGCACATTTGGGGATAAACCAATACACTAGCCGCAAATCAGGTATTAAAATGCCGTTCCTCATAAATGTATCGTTTGTTTTTTGCCCTTCGCATGGGGGTGCGTGGGCCAAAGTTTTTTAATCCACTCTGTCCCGTATTTTTCACGCAGCCTGTACTCTGTTGCTGCATCGTACAACTTTCGCCTTTCAGCACGCACCTTACTTATCGGCTGCGGGGCAAAGTGCCTTAAATACCTGTGCTGTATTTTGGTTTCCCCATGCACGTGCAGGCTAAACCCTTTAGTGGTTGCCCTGTATGACCAGTCCAAGTCCATACCCCAATACGGCAGATCCTCGTCCATCATGCCCACCGAAATAAGGGCGGACACGCTAAACATGGGGGCTGTCAATTCGATAAAAGGAACCCCCTGGCCCCCATCACGCAGGTGCGGGTGGTCACTATCCATGCGGGGATGTACAGCAGCTGTGGTTTTATCAAAAAGGGCCAGCAGCTTTTCCGGCATATCTGGGGGAAAAGTTACATTTGTAACAAACCAAACAAAATCAAACTTCTCCGGTATGGTGGCGTGGGCCTGTAACCACGCATGATTGAAAGCCCGCGACATATTACCTACACCCTCCCTGTCGGCAGGCAATACCTGGGTGATGCCGGCAGCGTCCAGGGCCTGCCTAGTGGTTTGCGTCCACCCTTCCTCCCTATACAGGAGTTGTACCGCTAAAATCCTTTTTTTATCCATCGGCTATGCTTTTTCGGAAAACAAAATGGAACCATTGCTTTGTTACTTTTTTGTCAGGAGTTGAGGGCGCGCGCTCCACATACACCAGCTCCTTTGGCTCGAATACATTGCGAAAATCATCCGCAGCAATAATCAACCGCCCGTGCTTTACGTTTACGTCAATATTCCACTGATGCAGGCCAGCCCCATTGTGCCAGTCCCTTTCATTTACAAAACCCTGGATGTAAACCAGCCCCCCAGGTTTACAAGCCGCCAGCATGGACAGCAGGCCCGCCATAGGGTTCTGGGAATGATCGAGGGCATTGCTTATGTGTACCACATCATAAAGCCCGCTTTTACAAAAAGGGCTTAAATCTTCAACATGGCCTTTTAAAGCGGTAGTGCCTTTGTAAATACGTTTGTACTTGTCAGCCAGCGGGTCAACAGCCGTCAAGTTTTCCCGTGGTACGGTGCCCATCAGCAGGGACACCACCCCGCTGCCCACATCCAGCACACGGGGCCTGCCACCACCCTCGGCCAGGATTATACTGCCTGCGGGGTGCCTTAATTCGGGGTTCGGTTCGTCACTGTCCCAGTGTTCTAAAAATCTATCCGTTTTCACAAAGGTTTCCCAGAAATCCAACTCATGGGCAAACCCTTCCAAAACTTTTTGTTTAGATTGTTTTGCCTTTTGGGTCATGGCTTTGTGTTTTTTTGTAAATGTTCCACATTTTTATGCTTTCATCGGTCATGGCCTCGTCAGGTATGGGCATTAAATGCACCCTTATAACCTTTTCCGTTTCCTCTAGGTGCAGCAGGCACCACGCATGGGCAAAAATACCGTGGCGGTGGACACCCTCAATGGTCAGGTAATTAATAAATGTGTGCTTTGTGAACCAGCGCACGTGAGTGGGGTCGCTAAAGGCCATGTCCAGGCTGCGCACGTTTGGCACCTCCATAAACAGGGTGCCCCCTGGGTTTAGCAGCCGCCAACATTCAGCCATAAAGCCAGGGAAATCCTTAATATGTTCCACCAGGTGCGTGGCATTAATGTGCATGGCTGCTGCATCATCAATGGGCCAGGGCTTTTTTTCCAGGTCGCAAACAATGTCTACACCAGGGAAGGGCATGCGGTCAACATACACGGTGCCCTTTTCTATGCGGTCGGGTTTGCCACTACCTAAAACGTAAATTTTTCTATCCATCCTGAATAAATTAGCAAATAAACCCATAATATGATACGCCAATCAAGCACCGTTGCCCATACCTCCTGGCTGGCATCGGAACGGCTGAACAGCGTGCGCAGCCGCAATTTTCCAAACCTGAACCAGCTGTAAAAACGCACAGCAGCCAGCAGAGGCACCGCTATTAAGTAAATCGTTATTGCAATTTCCATTTTGCAAAATTTAAGATTCAGAATAAATTAAGGATGCCGATATTACCGCATTATTTGACCGTGCCCGCACTGCGAATGTCATCGTGTCGCGGGTGCCATCATAAGCAGTGCCCAGTGTGCGAATAGTATTTGGCACCCCCACTGCTGTTGTGCCTGACTGTACCCAATCACCGGCAAGCTCTGTACCTCCCGTCACGGTATTACTGCTTGTCCCAACAGCACTTTGTATGGCGCTGTTTGCTACATCTGCAAAAGTAAATGTGCCTGCCACTGTTGCGTTAAGGATTAGCATCCACTCAAAATCATCATTTGTTTCTGCAATGGCACTCACCCCCCTAAACCGTATCACATTATCAAGGTGTGTTGTTTTAAGCCTCACCCCAAATAAGGCGTAAATGGTGCCCGCTGTTGTAGCTGTTAACGGGGTGGCGCCTGTTGACAACCTCCGAGTAATACCGTCCTGGGGTTGCCCACCCTCACTATTTACCGTCACGCAAATGCACTGCAAAGTGGCTGCCCCGCCTGTTCCATTATTGCTTATCTCAAACCTCGCGGGCAAGTTTGGCGTACCAAAGTAAGTGGTGTTTATCCTATTTGCATGGTTTTGGGAATGGCAATATTTAAGAACGCCATCTATAACGAACCCCCACCGGACGCTGCCAACCTGCAAACTTTCAATATCAATCCACAATATTTGCGCATTTGCGGGGTTAATACCCCCTAGGGTATTAATTGACCAGCTGGCCTGCGGTATGCGGGTATCAACAGGGGCACCACTCACGTAACTGCGCACCACGAAAAACAGACCATCTTCGGTCTGCTCCAAAAAAACACCGTTTTTGTCATCAAAATACCCTACCCTGCGGGTTATGCCGGCCTCTGCCGCACCCAAAATAAAAGTTAACAATATTTGTTGCCCATTCCCTGGCTGGTAATTAAAAGGCTGAAATGTTTTGCGCACCCTAGTGCCTGCCGTGCTGGCGCTGACGGTCATTGTGTTAATGGCAGAATTTGCATTATAGCTTGTGCCTGTCCCTGTGCCTGCTGTTTCACCTTCCGACCATAACAGCGGGCGGGTGTCACCTAGCAATTTACTGTTAAATAAATTGTATTTGGATGCCACCCGCAACTCACCGAAAGGTGCCCGCCCAGGTAAATTATTGTCGGGGGCAGCCCCCCTTGCGGCTCCTTCCTGATAAATAAGCATTTGCCGCATCCAGTACTCGTCGTTTATATCGTACCTACCCATTTTGCATAGTTTTGTCAATTATTTCCATCCACCGTGGCCACGATAGCCACCTTTCACGGTATCCCAGGCCATTGGCTGCCAGCTCTGCCCGCAAAGCCTCATCCTCCACCAGCCTGCCGGCAATGGATTTTAATTGTTGTTCGTCATAATCACAGCGCAGGCAGTTAACCCCATTTATTAGGTCATCATCGCCCACCTTTAGCAGTATATGGGCACGCTGGTATAGTTTAACAATATCCTCGGGGCTGGGGGCGTGGTGAAATTCATCGGGCACCTCCGGCTGCGTTTTTATTTGAAATTGTGAATAAGCGATTATTTTAGCCCCATACTTTTCTTTGAGCCACTTAGCAACATTGGGGCCTACCTGCTGCATGTCTTTGGCGGGGTTGTAGCCCTCCCAGCCCTCCACTAAAACGGTTAACTCTTTTTCCTTTATAGCGGGGTCGGGCTTGAAGTCATCGCTCACCCCGTTACCTATGTAATGCGTCACACCCTTCCTGCCAAAATCCCTGCGCAACATGCACTCATTCCACCGGCTTATCGTAAAAATGGGATATGGCACATTATAGCTTTCTTTGCACTGGTTCACATACTGCTGGTTTTGCGGGCCAAACAGGTGTTCCATCATTTGCAAAAGGAAAAACTTTTTGGCCCGTGTATTTTGGTCACGCAGCCTTAAAGCCAAATAAGGGCACCCCGCCACAATAACATCAGGGTCAAAGTCAGGCGGCACCACCTTGCCGTAAATTATTTTAACCTGACTGTCAAAGTTTATCCAGTGCTTTGGTGCTGGCCCCTGGTCAGATTGAAAGGCCACGGTATGGCCCCTGCGGGAAAGGTGGTTAGCCCACTCCACCAGGACGCGCACGCCCCCATGTATGTTAAGGCTAGGTGATGTAATTAATATTTTCATGTGCCTAGATATTTTCGAAGCCTGTCCGCATTCAGCAGCTGTGCGGTGTTTTGTTCTGCATCATTGGGCCTTAATATGTTGCCCCTTTTGCGCAGGGCACCCAGCAGCTTTAATTGGTTGTCGTCCTCCCTGGCTGTAATATGTATTGTTGTGCTGGTATCATTGCTGTTTGCCACATAGGCCCTAATATTGGCCATCAGCCTGCCACTGCGGGTGAAATCTACATATTGCGTTTGAAAACCTAGCTTTGCCCTGCGTTTGGCATAGCTGGGCACATAAGGGGCAAAGGCTGCACCATCGGCATTCCTGCCCGTTTCCTGGATGCGCAGCTTAATAAGGGTGGCCAGCTGTGTGCCAATAATAAGGGCCTCAGCTTCCCGCTGCTTATTCAGGTTGTCCAGCCTCTGGCGCCACTCCGCTATAAATGCCCGCCCTGTCATAGTTGTATATCTTGTGCCACGTTTAAATATTCCCACATAGCCAAATCAATGCGGTTTTTTTCAATCATCAGCTCCCACGCCTTATCGCTAATGTCCACCTCAAACTGCTTACTGACATTTAGCCTGCTGCTCTGGCCTGCCGGAAATCCATAGGCTTTGCGCAGGGCCGCCAGGTCATCATCATATTCTTCGGCCAGCCCTATAAAATCAAATTTGTCCAGGTACTGCACCAGCCCGTCAACGGTGTTAACCCCTGGGCATAACCAGTGGCAGTAAAAGTTGTTATTGGGTGGCCACTTAACAAATTCCAGGAAGTTGGGGAACTGCCCCCGGAACTGCGCACGCTGTGGCCCCATAAAGGCATCATATTTGTATTGGCTCAATATGCGCTGCAAGGGGTTGCGCACCCAAGTGATGAGGTTAACGGGGAAATCTATGCGGTCAACGTGCTGCCCCCGTATGTGGCCCCATGCAAAATGCGCTGCCCGCCCTTTACTTTTTTCCCACTGGCTAAATGTGCGCTCTATGTTGCCCCATGCGAAAAAATGCTTGGAATGAAAATGCCTGCCAAAATCATTAATAAAGGAGGTACCTGCCGTTTTGGGTATGTGTACA